CTTTCATCACCTGCTCCAAATTCCAAAGCATTCATCAAAGCTCCAACAGATCTTCCTGAGTAAGAGCTTCTTTTTCCTGCTTTCGAGCCGCATTGGCACGCTGCTTACCGGTACTACCTACCTTGACATTGTGCTCATGTCGCGCTTGCTGCTCTGCGATTCGCTGCGGCTTGAGCTTTTCATTCTTTGCCTTGTTGCGTGCTCGCTTTTCCTTGTTCTTCAGATTAGCGGCACGCTTCGGGATTCCAGATGCCATGATCAATAGCTCCTTGTTACTTACGAGTAACACCCTGCCCAGACCACTGGTAACAGGGTGTGAGATTTAGGGCTCGGGAAGACCCCTCAGAGCCTCCCTGAGCAAAGAAAACTACCGAACGTATACCCATGTAAGGGTAGCCGTTTTTGATCTTGTTAGCGTGGCTCTGAGCTAGATCATCGGTTCTCTGCGTCTGACCACTCAGGATCGAAGGTGTTGATCCTGTCAAGATCTAGCGCGAAATTCTCTGCCCAGTCATCCTGCCCCGAGCGCGCCCGAACGGCATCGGCCATTGCGTTAGCCTCGCGCACAGTCTCACGGACAACCATTGCCGCATGAGATTTGCGATTGAATCCACGAGCACGCCACGTAGAGCGCTTGTTTTCAAGATCAGTTTTTGCGTTCCGCTCTTCTGCTTCAGAGAATTTAGCGAAACGAACCGCTCGCATGACACCGTGATTCGAAATTCGGTTACCGAAACGATCCACCTTGGTCTGAAGTTCTGGACGATTGGGCATGGTACTTACTCCTGTTCGCTGATTACTGAGGTTTCTTCTACCTTGATCACAAAGTAAGGATAGTCATCGACGTTCAGTCCCGAGTCACGACCGTTGTGATTAGCTAGATCTTTCAGGTGATCAGCAGAATCCTGATCATTAAAATGATGACTAGCACTTGGGTTGATCCAGAGCCAGTCCTCACTCTCAAGTGATTGAATTACCCGGGCAGTTGTGTAGTACGTACGTGACCTAGTTTCAGGAAGAAAGTTCATAATCTGTCTCGATAGTTTTCCAGAGTCACGACAATAGTGGCTAGATGACTTTTGGTTCGTTCTAGATCCGCACCTACAAGATTCTGTAGCCAGCCTGCCGCTGTGATTACATCATCATTATTGGTTCGAAGGGCCAGAATTTGTTCTGATGCTTCCTTTACTTTTACTTCTGCAAAAGCAATAGCTGTTAATTGTTGCTGAAGCATCAACACTATTTCGTGAATTTGGTTGCGTAACTGCAATGCATCGTTACCGGCACTGTGTGAACCCATACACTTTTACCTTTACAGGTTCGCAGCGTAGCTGGTAGCCGAAACGTTGGCATTAGCAATCAAACGCATAGCTTCTTCCAGACGTTCCTGTGCCAATCTCAGACTCTGTACTGCGTCACCCACCTGGGGATGATCTGTAATCGATGCCCAGATCACAGCGGTTTCGTCCAACGTGCGAGAAACTTGATGCAGAACAACGACCACTCCTTCTGTATCTTGTGTTCCCGTGTTGATCTTTGCAACCATTTGTGCAACAGTTGTTGCCATAGTTTATCCTTTCTTTATAAAGTCCCGTTTTTAGGGATAGAGGTCCTATCCGGAATCGAACCGGAATTCGTGGATTTGCAATCCACTGCCTTACGCCATTCAGCCATAGGACCACGAATCAGGGAGAGCTACATCCATTCCTTTTTGTAAATTGCTTTGGGCAAACCGTCCCTAGGGCATTACGGTATGTGCCACTTGCATTCGATAGACATCGGAATGGAGAGGTTGGCATTCTCTCTGATTCTTATGTTGCATTAGGGTTTTGTAGCTATGGCCAATCGCTTTTTGTCCCTACCCAACCGAGAAGAACTGCAGTTCACACCCGGCAAATAGAAAGGAGATCAGTCCCAGTCAGCAATACGCATGCAACTCACCTCCTTTCAAAGATTAATTGTCCATTCGTTTGCCTGACGTACGGCAACGTGAATGGACAATTAATTTCTTCTTTGATTTGAATTCTTAATCTTTGGGTACATTTTTTGTTGTATTAAATTTTAATGTTATTAGGTCTAGTATGTTATAATAGGATGTTGTTATGTAATGTTTGTTGAATGGAATCTCATGGCAGGGTACCGTCTGCCTCGCACGCGTTATTGTCGCCTTAGTAGATTCCAAGTGGAGAATAGGGGATTCGAACCCCTTGCCTCAGCATTGCAAGTGCTGCGCTCTACCAATTGAGCTAATCCCCCTCGCAGATTCCCTTGGCGTTTGTACTAAGCCGAAGCCCCTTACCAAACAGGGAATCTGTTCCTTGCTCTACTATCAAATGTGTTGCATTCTATATCCTAGATATAGCTCTAGGTAGCTTTGAATACCACGATAGGTCTAGTTTAAGGAACCCACATTCCCCTATCCGTATTCTCTCTCAAACTACAGAGCAGTTCCCTCCCACCTTACCGGGACGGCCCTTCCGGTTAATGTCCAATAGGTACGCCATCACCAGTCTCAGACAGCATGGTCCGATCAGGCATCTCTACAGTGGTAAGCGGGAAAACTCATAGCTAGTTACTAGCTTAGAGGGTGGTGCAGTGCCACCCTCCTTAGGGCTTAAAACTGAACTCGAATCGCACATCCCATGTGGGGCCAGCCAACCTTAGATCATCGTGCATGGTCAGCAGTGCACACAGTGCAGCCGGATCGAATCGCCTATCGGGATACTCACGAGTCAGGGCATCGATCACCACTGTCTTACGTGGTGCCTCCAAAGCAAATGTTGAATAGGGTCTTCCGAAGCGAGTCTCTGTCACTGTCAATGTGACCATTACTCCCCCTTGACGTTTACCGCTTTCCCGTTTTCCTGTACCCGCTGAAAAGCTTCCATCGTTTCCGACGTTCCGAAATGCTTCTCAGCATCGCGTGCCGGAAACCATCGATCTAGAAATCGTTGCCAAAGTGATGGGGGAATCGCTATGATTTCCGAAGCTGCTACAAGAACATCGCGCATTCGCTTCGGAAATTTATCTTTATCGAAATGAACTCGATAAGGATAGGTGGTGTACTCCTCCAAAACTTCAGTAACCGTTCCCTTCCATCCTGGGCGAATTCCCATCAATGAAATTGACGCAATCTTGCTTGCCTGTACTCTGTCACCTACTTTGAATTTGAGTGTCACAGTACGTTGATCACTTTCCCTTCCTTTTCGTAACGGAAGTGTCCGTCTTCGAATGCCTTTTCGTTTTGGTTGACGAACTGTGCCACTTGAAGGGGAGAGTGCTCCGTTACCTTGTCCCATGTCGTAGTCGGCGGACGATCACCTCTACCAGGTTTCGTTTCTACCAACTTGTAAAGAACATAAGGCACTGCCCACTGTGAAACATGGGTACCATTTTCTCTGAGTCGGGAATCCAGATTCGCTGCCCGCTCCCGAGAGGCCGCTAGTTTCGCTTCCTCTTGCTCTTCCTTGCTAGCGTACTTTTTGGGTCGGCCCGGACTCTTTTTCTCTGTTGCCCACTCCGTCATTTCCCCGAGAGACTTAGGCATGTCCCCTGATTCACTGCCCGGAATCACTCTCGCAGGAACCGTACGAACACCCACAGGAGTGTTAGGGTGCATAGGACAATTAGCCGGACGCTTGCCTCTCTGTGGTGCACGTTCCCAGTCGTGATTTCCGTTTGCACAGTGCAATGTCACCTTCCCGTTTTCGTTACGGGGGGCAGAGACGATGACTTTCTGTTCCCGATGTTCTGGGCAAGAAGTCGGCACCCGGCCACGAGTAGGTTCACGTTCCCAATCATGATTGCCCAATTCGCAATGCAGAATTCGCATACCGTTGGGCTGAGTAGTCACGTTCGGGTTACTTGCAACCTTGGGCTCTGGCTTGTGCTTCGGGCAGAACCTCGGCTTACGGCCACGCAGCCCCAGTTCCCTTTTCCACTTATGAGGCTTGGGTTCGTATTCACATGTCAGGTGTTCCCATTTAGCAGTTGCCATTACTTCACTCCCGCTGCTTTTAGTTGCGCATTCCGCTTCGCAGTGTTTGCGTCGATTGTAGCCAAGAAAGCAGCTTTGTTAGCCGCTCTCGCAGCGACAAGTGCGGCTTTGACTTCTGCGTCTTTCGCATTGATCTCTGCCATCCGTTCCTGATATTTGCGGTTCGCCTCAGCAAGCTTTTCGGGATTGATGAACAACCGCATAAATCGGCTTGCCATTTGAGGCTCACCCTTTCTTGGTTTGATTTGTTAAAGGCATAAGCTCTAGAGTCGAACTTCTTCACAAACGTGTGTCTGTGCACACGGGCGTCGGGTCTCTCACCCGAAAGCTTATGCCAAAGTAGCCCTACAGGGAATCGAACCCTGTTTGCCAGATTGAAAGTCTGGTGTCCTACCTATAGACGATAGGGCCTAGTTTGGGGATAGGAGGTCGATTTACCGGCCGTCCCGCCCTATCCCCGGTATTCAGTTATCGGTTACTGGCTCGCAGGGTGCCGAACCGAATCACATCGGAACCCTTGAACAGACCAGCCGGACGCTGAGACTTCAGCCGATGGTCCTCCGGCAGAGATTCGCCCTGCGGAAGACGGTACGTGTGCTCGCGCTCCGGGTGCTCGATTTCCTGAGTAGTCACGTAGAATTCGGTCTTCATTTCCCGTTCTCCTTTTCTAGGAAGTGCACATGCCTGTATTGAAACAGGAGAGTCATTCCCAAGCCAGCATTTGATTAGCTGCCCATCGTATGCATGAATGCTCGTTAACCTACCATGCGCCATAGCCGTACCTTAATGTTCCCTCTCGGGCGTTCTGTCAACGGCTACTTGTAACAGAATCCTTTGCGCGCCCTATAGGGGAATCGAACCCCTGTTAACTGATCGACAATCAGTCGCTCTGCCATTGAGCTAATAGGACTAAGGGGGAACAGGAACCGCCCGACTTTAACGGGGTCTTACGATTCCTTCCATTCCTGTTCCCCAAACTTTTGTTACTTGACTGTGAACACGTGCGAATTGGTCCGGCTGATCTGTGCCGACCACTTACGGCCGGACGGAGAATGCGCGACGAACACGGTTCCGACCGGAAGATCGTATGCCGGAACGGCGGCAACCAATCCGGGGGAAGGCTTGACCGGAACGATCTTGATGTTCTCTGCGCTCGCCTCGATCAGGGTGCGTAGACCGCTCTTGCTCTTGACCGGAATGGACTTACCGTCCGTGACCAGGACAGCTAGGACATCGATCTTGGACATGTGGTTACCCTTCGTGAGAAACCAGCCTCAGGGAAGCCCCTCAGAGCCTCCCTGAGCCGATTTTATAGCTGTCTGTAGGTATGGGTATGGGTCCGGGTTTTTGATCTTGTTAGAGAGGCTCTGAGGCTACTCTCGGTTAGTTCCCGAGATCCACTCGCCATACCGCAAGTGATCTTTGTACGCGTCACCGTTGCAAAGATCATCCCAAGTCCAGCTCTCGTACTGGGTGTGATCTTGCTGCGGTTCCTGCCACGTAGTGACCGGATACCCATCCTCAGGATCGTAATCCGGGACCTTGAAGGTTCCCGGGAAGGGACGGCCTTTGTAGTCTGTGAAGTGCTGCTCCATTGTTACTCCTTCACTCGAATTTCTTCTGCATTTGCCAGGTCCCAAATTGCGATCTCGTCATTGAAAACCGCAGCGGCCCTGGCGTCGTCGATATTCTCGAAGTGCTGCGAGAAATCGAAGTACAGTAGATCGTCCTCGCGATCAAGCCATGCGCCCAAGAAAGTCGAGTACTTGGTAGCGAATGCAAATTCGTTGCTCACGAATTGCAAAAGCATCGATTCCATGACACTGCTATGAAACACGAGCCCTGAATCGAGTATCAGGGAATCAGTGTACCCGCCGACCATGTAGCCGGTTTCCGGAACAGGCTTGCCGATCAGGGATACCGTGCCACCAATGTTCACGGCACCTTCCTGTAACTGCTTCCGGACCTCGGTCACCAGAGTTTCGATTCCGGACATGACTTCCTTGGCGTACATCAGCGCCCCTTCCGAAAAAGGAATTCATCCCACATGTGAAGCAATCCGCTTAGGGGATGCTCCCATGTCGTGTACTTTTTGAAGAGATACCAATAACTTCTCACGTACGGGTAGAGGGATTCGAACCCCCGGCACTCGGATTCGAAATCCGATGCTCTATCCACTGAGCTATACCCGCAACCCTTGTTACTTGATCTTGATGTTCCTGGTGTTGGCCAACTTCAACAGGTTGCCCATCACCGTGTTGGGATCCTCGGTTTCCACCTTGAAGGAAACCCAGAAATCATTCGTGTACATCTCGAAGGTGATAGTGACCATTCGTTTGTCCCTTCAGATCATTTCGATATTTCTGACGATGATGTCTTGAATGACGATGCCCTTTTTCAGAGCGATCATCTTTCGAATGTCTTCGAAGGTAGATCCGGCAACGCCGATCACTACCTTGTCGACGTAGATTTTTCCATGCCTGAAGCTGGGATCTTGGATGAAGTACTTAACAATATATTCCATGTGCCCGATGGGGGATTCGAACCCTCCGTGTCGTGATCGAGAGTCACGCAGCCTGCCATTAGCTGAATCGGACGCGCAGAAAGGGGATCGGGACTTTATCACGCGATCCCCCCTCGCGAATTTGTCAGAGGACTATGGTGTTAGCCATAGCCAAAAACGAATGCAGCGAAGAACTCTTCACCTTGTGAAGGGGAATGGCTCGCATGCTTCTCAGCTCAGAATCACTGAGATTCATGTCGCACCATTGCTCGATTTCTTGAGCAAACAGGAATCGAAACCTAGGATCTGCGTAGATCAAGAGACCTACGTGCCGGTTACCGCAACGGCAACAGTTCACGAATCACCTCCACCTCATCACGGGTCAAGAGCCTCGCCGTGTGTTTCCCGTTCGAAACGGTCAAGTGCCTGGAATCAGAAGAGATTTCCGTGACGCGTCCGATCCATGGTACGCCACACGTTCCAGCGAGCGTGTTCTGTCGGACCTTGACCAGAGTACCGACCTGCATTTTGTGATTCCTTTGTTCGCTGTTCTTGGGTAGAACAGAAAGATCACCCTCACCGGATTTCGTCCCCCTGACATGTGCACCCGGATTTTCGCTTGCGACGAAAACCAATGCCTTATGTACCGGTAAGGGATTTTCAGGGTCCACTTATAAGGAGAATAGTCGTGGCAGCTTCGTACCCGCCAACGAGCCCTAAAGGCTTTCACTCCAAGGCTTACTATTCCCTGGGGCTTCTCTACTCTCTAGTGCTCTGAGGGGAATTCGATTCCCGGCCTCACGCCAGTTTCTCAGAGCTTATTCAGTTATGGGCGAGTCAAGTACTCAACGCGGAATGTGTGACCGATGCCGTTCGGTTTGACAATCACATTCTCTCCGGAATCAAACAGTTCCAGAATCTCGGCCGCCCACTTGGGATCCGAAGTGGCATCGAGATCGTATTTCAGGATCCGACGTGCCCCGTCTCGATCCGAAACCACATGGGTTTGGACCTCAGGACCGACACTGAAAGTGCCCTCCTTAGGCATCGCATCCTCGGAGTCAATCAACAGCAAGATAGGCATTGTTATCTCCCTTACGAAATCCAGACAGAGTCCCTGAATGCCGCCCAGCGGATCCAGGTCTTCATCCGAACAAACTCTCCTGTTTGCTCATCGACGATGAACAAACGCTCAAGTTTCCCGTTGAAGAATTCCCAGGAAGCAATTCGTCCGGCACGCTTGTTGCCATACCAGTCTTCCCCGTTGACACGCTGACCTTTCAAATCAATATCCATGTGGGCATAGCGGGAATTGAACCCGCTTGCAGCGCACATTAGAGAGGATTCGGGGCCGATCATTCCATGACTGATCCATATTTCAGGGGACAGCTTCAATGTCGGATTACCAGCTTCCTTGCCTCTAATCGAGTTGGCTGACAGACCGTCTAGCCCGTGACTAGCTCTCCCTGTTAGGGAACCGAAACCGCGCGGCAGTGAGCTAGCAAAGCAATTCAATGTTCCGTCTCTCCGTTACGGGGAATTCCTCGCACCGTACGTTCACGCAAATTACAAGTTCGCTGTCTGACACAGAGCGTCTAACCTGGAAAATGAAGGGTGTCAGCCAAACGAAGAGAGAAACAAGGGCCAATTCCCTAGGATCAAGTCCTAACCGAGTGAAGCGCGGTAGTGGGAACCAGCAAAGTTGAAATCTAGATCATCTCGCCCTATGGGCACGGCGTAGGGATTCGAACCCTATATCTCCGCCCGTTGCTCTGTACTCCGAGACAAGTCAATCGGTATCAAGCACTCTGGCTGATTCGCTGAGATGATCTGTGTCAAGAGCGCCCGGTTCATTCCGGAGTTTCGGCGAACAGACGCCCGACCGCGTGGGGTTTCGATCATGGAACCCGCCCGGATTTCACCCCGGCGCTCTCACATGTCTTCCCACGACCCCGTACCCTCGCGTGGCGAGATTAAGGTATCGTCAGACGCCGACCCCCGTATCTAGGGGTCCACCTGTGCTCTTGAGTTGTCCACACCCGCTCTCGGAGGCACGTTGCCTGCGCCGTGTGGCGCGGTGTGTGCGTCTGTGCTGCGGTGATGGGATAACAATGGCAGGGGATCCGCTCAGTTGCAGTGACCCGGGTCACAAACCCTGTTTTTGACCTCCGTTTTCCCTGCTAAATTGGCCTGTGTGACCGTGGTCACAATAGTCTTGGGACTAGGGGTTTGGTGCCCGATTCGCGGCTTTCTACTTAGGACACTTCAACCTTCAACCTGTCCACTTTGCCCTAGAAAATCTATGTAGAAAAGTGGAACCGGTCACAGACAACTAGGCACGGGTTAAGGTCTAACTTGTCCTAAAAAGTCTAGTTCTAAAAGTGACCTGGACCACAACATCGATGATCTTTGTTGTCCGGTTTAGGTGCCTTTGACCAGTGATTTTGTGACCTGTTACACAGAATCTGTGATCATGGATGCCTAACGGAGCGATCACTCCGTTAAGGAATCAGACATAACCTCCCAAACCCTGTGACCTGTGACTGAAGTCATAACCCATATTAGCTGGGTAGTGCAGTGCCAGCCCTTAAACAAGATCATCAGCAACACGTTTTCCCTGGTCAGTCACTTATGATCTTGTCCAGGAAGGCTTGTGCTGGCGAACGCGCACAGGAGCCCTAATAAGTAAGGTACTAAGTTGATCTTTAGCAGGTGCCCGCGTACAGAACCAAAAGTTAGGCTAACCTAACCTGATCTTTGTTCCCTGTACCTCGGATTTTAGGTACCGTGACCAGGCACGATGGCACCTTTGAGCAGGTACCGGGACTGAGCTACAGCCCTGTTGATCTTAGTCCCGGTACCTCTGTCTACCTCCTAAAAGATCTTGGCTCAGAATGGCTCTGAGCGGGAACCTATCGGCGATATATCGTGATCTTCCCGCTGGCGAGCACATTGGCATATGAGATCGGTCACAAAGTGTTGACGTTCTGTTTGATGATCTTTACTTGTCGCCCAAACGCCTTATTGAGATTCTTAACTGCTTTTGACGCTTGTTCCGAATAGTAACCTTGGAGGTACATTCCTTCAAAGAAATAATCTGCTGATTGCATCGAATCTTGAGTATGCTCTAAACGATAAATTCCCATTCGTTTTGCTACCTCAGGTGCATTATTAGGAACGATTCTGAAGTATTCTCCGTCTGGATCCCAGTCCCAGCCAGTTCGAAGACTCAATGCAAGTTGTCGTGTATATTTCTTTACTTTCTTGACTTGAGCAGTATTCAAATTAAAACGATCTTGAATGTCTCTTGTCTGCGGTCGCCACTTATCATCAAGGCATAATTCAAATACTTGCTTAGCAATAGCTTTTAAATCAGTCACAATTTCTCTTCGATTCGTGCGATTTTGTTTTTAAGGATATTTAATTCTTCTTGTAGCTGTTCTTTTGTAAGATCTCCACCGATTTCTTGCCAATCAGCAATCATATCTAGATCTGCATTGATTCCTTCAATAAGTGCCGGAATCCACTTAGCCGCATCCTCTGCCGTGTCCTGTGCCGCTGGCATCGGATTCTGGCGCTTGTATTCCTGTACCTTTTGATAAAGGTTTTTCCCTAGATCTGGATCTTCGATGATCTCAGCATCGATGATTGTCTCTTTTTCCAGGTCAGAGGTAGTGTCAAGATCCACATGATGTACATCGTGTACTTTATCTTGATCTTGGAGAACTTTAGTCACTGTTCGTCGATCAGCACCTACTAATTCCCCCATTTCTCTTTTACTAAGCCTCTGAGCAGGAGGTTTGCTCTGTTGATCAGCATCAATTTGCAAAATAATTGGATTACGAATTTCGGCACCTAGTGATGCGTCAAGTTCACGCAGGACAGGGGTCAATTTGTCCCGTACCCAGTCCTCTAGCTGCTCGTATCCCAAGATTCGCCAATCCTCGTCTTGGAGAAATGGCCCGATTTCTGCAATACCTTCGAGAATTCGCTTCTCGCGTGCGCGTGCCTGTTGAATGGTTCTACGTTTCATAATTTCTGTTCCCATACCAAGCACCATAACAGAGGTTGTAGTGCCACTATTCTGCACTAGAAAGTACTAACATTGGGATGGCACTGCATCCCCCTTGTAGAATGGTATTGAGACGGGGGCAAGCCTCCACGCGCGTGCGCGCGAATCCATGTCCACACTGGACTGTCCCATGTGGACAAGATCTTATTGCATTGTGGACTAGAGAAAAAGGAGGTGCCCGCAATGGCACACAAATGCAAGCGAAATCAGCAGGGGCATCAAGTATGTGCCGAGCATATGCTTACGAAAGACGGTCTAAGGTATCGATTCCGAAAGCAGATGCAGGACACCTTTACCCTTGAGGAATTGACAGAGTTCAAAGAGTTGATGGAAGCAACCATGTTGCCATCGGACAAGATCATTCCGTTAGACGACCGTCCACAAGCGACAATCGATCGAGTAGCAAGAGGGGGAGTAGCGACCTAATGCTATATATCGATGTTAGTCACTATGATTGGGATCGAAACAAAGGAAATCTTGACTGGCAACAGATCAAATCGAGCGGAATCAATGTAGTCATTATTAGGGCCACATACGGAGATCCTCAAGTCTACAATCCACAAACGCGATACTTCCAGGAGATGGCAACGGCTGCTAAAGCAGCAGGATTACGAATAGGTGGATACCACAACTTAATTCATGGTGATTTTGCATCGATTCAACGACAAGTTGCTTATTTTAAGTCCACATTGGACACAGTACAGGCTGACTACGCCATGGTAGATATCGAGCCCTACCAGGCACTCAAAGATAATGACTTATGGCCTAGGCTGGCAGATGCAGAGTTGTTTGCACAGGAATTCAGTGCTAGCGATCCTGATCGAAAACTCATGGTTTATTTGCCACAATGGGTATGGAGCAACTGGCTTGAGCGTGCTGATTTACAGCCCTTAATGGAAAAGGCTACCGGTCCTCTTGTTTCGTCCAACTATCCACTTGGGACAGTGACAGGACCGTTTGACCAACTGTTTGATCAAATCCAGCAGAATACAGAGACTTGTGATCTAGGGTGGCAGCCTTATGGAAATGTCACTCCTGAGATTTGGCAATACAGTTCAAATGCGATCGTTCCTGGCGCATCGTCCACAACGGATGTTAATGCATTTCAAGGAACAATAGAGGAGTTTGAGACTAGAATGGCGTGGGTAATAACAAGAAACTTGCAGGCTTTTCGTGATCAAATGAATAAAGTGTTTCCAAATAGAGACAAGAAACGTGATGGTGCTATTGGAGACTATGCACACCAGCAAGGGAAATCGGGACATAACCCAGATGATACACAATATGACAACGCTGAATGGGACTCTGATTCCGATACCAAGTCTGAAGTAAGAGCAATCGACGTTGATTCCGATACTGGTGATTCTAATGTATCGATGGAAGACATTCTTCAGCATCTATTGAAACTAGCCAAGAGTGACAAAAACTTTCCTATTCGATACATGATCTATAATAAGAGAATTTATAAGAAGAATAACGGATGGGCTAAGGAAACGTATACCGGACCTAGCCCACATACTGAACATCTTCATCTGTCAGGGGATTATTCGAATACGGCAGATGAAAACTATTACGACTATCGATTGGGTGAACTCGTGGCACTTACAGACGCGGAAATTACTAAACTGGCTAAAGAAACTGCGGCAGCAGTTTGGGAATATAAGATTACTGACTACGCCGACACTGCTAATCCTAAGCGCCAGCTAGCGGCTAGCACATGGATGGGTTATTCGGACTCACGACGTAATAGTCAGATCGAGGCAACAAATGCCCGTGCCAAGGAACTCCTAAATGCACTGGCTCCGATTGCCGCTAAAGTGGACCTGGATCCTAATGAAATCAAGGCAATTGCAGATGCAATTCCGACTGCGGAAGAAAACGCTGCGGCTGTTATTTCCGCTTTGGGACAGGTTGATACTGTTACGTTGGTAAATACCCTAAAAGATGGGTTAAGTGACGAGCAAATTGCTGCCTTGAAGGCTGCGCTCTAATATCTTCCTCAGTCGGACAGTCGGCTCACAGTGGTCCCAGTGTCCCCGTTTTGAGCTGACTGAGCCCTGGGGAGAGTTGAATTATGATATATATGCAGGTACTGGCCAGTCGGCTCAGTCGGCTCATGTTCGGGACACTGGGACCACTGTGAGCCGACTGTCCGACTGACCGACCGTCCCTCTGAGGAGAATTTAGGATGTCTAATTTAGATACATCAATCCTCAAACCGGGTGATGTTGTAATTGTAGAAATGGGTATTTGGATAATTCGAGTATTAATCTGGATCCAAGCAATCTTGACCGGAAAAGCAAAATACCGGCAGAGTGGTCACATTATCGTAGTTTCTCATACAGATGATCAAGGAAGATTATGGGGAATTGAAGGGCGTCCCGGTGGCGTAGGATGGGCACAATTAGATAAAAGATCGGGTCATTGGGGGCTGTCTAATGCAGAACAGCCCAAAACACCCGAGCAGAGAGCAAAAGTTGTCGATACCATGAAATCGTTACTGGGAACACATTACGATTATGGTGCATACTTAGTGATCGCCTTAAATACCTTAGGAATTACCTCCCAGTGGACTGACTGGGAAGGCAATAATGTTCCGACCCATGTTATTTGTTCCGCAGTGGCCGATTACGTGTATGAGGATGTCGGATTAGCTAACCCCGGTGGCATGAAAATCACTCGCTTTACTACTCCAGCCGAATGGGCCGAATTCGTAGACAAGAAAGATTGGGAACTAGTTTAGAGCAATTGTAATTAGATTCCACTGTGGATGATACACGTTCCATGCATCTGGTACCCGTCGTCTATTGTCAATTGAATGAAATAGGGTAGAGATGGCTACAAAGAAGATGTGCCTTGTGTGTGGTGCGATTAGCGACCAACCCCGTTGTCGAATTCATAGAACTAGGCAAGCAAGAGGTTATGACAAAGCCCATTTTAAGGCAAGAGCAGCAGCTATAAACTCTGCTCCTTATTGCTGGAAATGTGGATGTAGGGATTGTTCCTTAGAATGGCATCATGTGGAACCGTTGCATGGTGGCCGAAATCCGTATGCTGACAACCGTAGACAGTTATTATGCAAACGTTGTCACGATAATGTTAAAGATACTTGAGAGGAAATGAAAATATGGCCACTGGTGTACAGAGTCCAGGTGGACTAAGAATGCCTTCACCTGGCGGTTTACAGGAGACCGCTCCGGGAGGAATTCAAGCTAATAATTGGAGAATTGTGCAGGGACATAAATCAATTGACCCTGTAGGATCGTTAAATTCATCTGGTGCCCGAGTGGCACAAACTCGTGGGGTTCGTAATCCTAGAAAAGATGCGAAAACTACTGGAGTAACGTATAACTGGACTTTACCGACTAGACCAGGCGGGTCTACTGCGACTGTCTCAAATGGAACGACTGCAACTGCTAGTTTCACTCCGGATGTGGCAGGTACTTATGTTCTTCGATGCACTACTACGTTTACCGGTTCGGGAACTGTGGTGATTGATTTTACTTACGTTTCGGCGTAAAAATGGTTCGTCCATCAATCGAAGAAACTCTATTAGAAATCGCGTTTACAGTGGCCAAGAGGTCGACCTGTTCACGTCGGAACAATGGCGCTGTAATCGCGGATTCTAAAGGAGTTGTGTTGAGTACTGGTTACAATGGATCGTTGTCTGGAATGTTGCATTGTGATCATGAATGTGATTGTGGAGTAGCCTTATTAGAAGATTTTATCCAACATAATCATGCAACTAAGTGTCCAGCACATCCTAATAACGGGTGCCAGACAGCGGTTCACGCAGAAGCTAACGCAGTTTACTTTGCTGCTAGAAACGGGGTTTCTGTAAATGGAGCAACAATTTACTGTACTACAGAGCCTTGTGTAAAGTGTGCAGAAGCGATTGTCCAGAGTGGAATTCAGAAAGTTGTATATAGCCAGGAATATAGAGATCATTCAGGACTAGAGCTTTTGGAACAAGCATACATAGTAGTGGTCAAATATGACAAAAACTAGGATACTCCACTTAGGATTCATTATTTTCTGGGTCTTGATGATCGTTCCTACACTAACCGTGTGGAAGGAATCTATTCTACTTGTTTTGTTAATGAGCCTATATGCCAATATTGAGGCGTCGGTAACCGCTTTCCTTGTCAGCTAAACCTGTAGAGAAGAAAAAGATCAAGATTAGAGGTGGCACGGATATTTCTCATAGAGGAAGTCCTATTAGGAGGTAGCGAATGTGTGATCATAAATTTAAGAAAGATTGTTATAAGCTTCGATGCTTAGGAACTTACGAAGAAAAGTGTGTAGAATCGTGTATTTACTGCAATGTGAAAAGAGCTAAGAATGAAAATCTTTGATGTATGGGCAGAGTGGTGTGCACCTTGTAAAAGATTCGCACCTATTTTTCAAAAGGTCTCTAGCGAATTTCCGAATGTAGAATTCTTTAAGGTAAATGCTGATCTCGATGTTACATTCCTCTGGAATTATGGGATTCAATCTATTCCTACGATTTTAGTTCTAGATGATAATGAAAAAGTGATTTTCCAGCATGCTGGAATTCTTTCTGAGCAGAATTTCCGAAACCTTGTTTCTACACTACTTTCTCAGAATTCGACTGTGGAGGGCTAGGAGCGCTTACTATAAGTAAAAAGTGTTATATAGAGGGCTATATAGAAGGCTTCCTATATACGCTTTCTGCTGTAGTACCGCTACTATATTCTAGCTATTATTACACATTAGTGTAGGGTACTAGGGGTAGTGCATATAGAGTATACGAGCGTGTGATAATAGGTATAGCTATGTGATTAGTATCTATGTGGAACATAACGCAGTGTACGTGTAGCTTATTACATAAGTACATATATTAATTACATAGTAATGTAGACATAGAGATGAGTAGATGCACTAGATCGCTACCTCTATGTGCTCCTCTCTCTATGTCTACACTTAATTTGAAATAATTAAACTCGAATTTAAATCGTTGGACGTTAAATTCATTACTCAGTGTGATTATGCTTAATTTGGAACTATTCGCGATTATCTATGTATAAGTATGCAGAGGGCTGTATTGAAACTTTTGATCGATTTGGATCTATGTCCGTTTTGGGAAAAGTATGGCCTTCTGACCAGGCAGAACGTGCCATCCCGCCCGTGCACGGCCGCAATTGGAATAAATTATAACCATAATCTATGCATATTAT